AAGCTCCTGCGCTGTAAGTGTAACTCATAGGGTAACGGACAACGCCGCAGAAACGGCTATCCATTTCGAGACTTGAAACCTTGTCACGGAGAGCCTGTATCTCGTTGGTCTGAATGAGCGAACGAGTAGCCTCACCCTCTGCGTGAATTGCAGTAGTGATGTCGCAAGTCTGTCTGTCAATCTGCGCCGCAAGGTTTGCGGTAGCAAGACGATTTTCGCAGCAGCAAGAAGCAAGCTGTTCTGAGAGATTTCTGCCCTCGGTTGTTACGTTTCTCTGCATTTCGTAGCCAAGATTGCAGATACCGTTACCGATATTAGTCAGGCGGTCGTTAATCTGTCCGAACTGCTGACCGAACAGAATTTCCTGCTGTGAAGCGGCTGTTGCGTACTGACCGAACTCGCCCTGTCTGCCGAATCCGTTGCCGTTAAAGCCCCAGAAGAGGAACAGGAGAATGACCCACCATGCACCGTTACCACCGAATGCGCCGTCATTATCTTTTGTAACGGCGGCGAGGTCTGATAAGCTGTAGTTATCCATTTCGTTAATCCTTTCGTGATTTTTTTATTTATAAAGCGTTGCGCACCGCTTTATTTCAAAATGTTTTGCAGGCTCTGCGCCTGCTGTTTTAACTGCTCAAACTGTGCCTGTGACATTTTGCCGCTGTTCAAAAGCTCCTGTACCATCTGCTGTGGATTTCGGTTTCCGAGTTGCTTTTTGAACTCTGCAAAACGCTGTATCATACCAAGCGGATTGTTATTGCTGTTCGGCAGTTGCTGATTTACTCCGTTTAGTGCTTGTAATATCGGATTTGCCATTTACTATTTCCTCCAGTCGTGATATTCTGCTTTCTAAGTCCTTCGTGTTGACGGGCGGTTCTGCCTGATAAGGTGTTATACTATACGGGGTTATCGTCTTGTATCCTGCACCGTCAGACTGCACAAGCCATACTATCGGGGAGCTTTCGTCAAGAAGAAGTGCGGAACTGTTCGGGGCAAGCTGATACGCCCTTGCTCCGTTCTCACCGTTTACCTTGACTATTTCCGAGCGTATCTGCGGTTGCATCGGCGAATTGAAAGAATTGCCGTATATGCTGTTAGGATAGCCCTGCGGATATGCGTTGTAATTTTGATTGTAGTACATATTTATCCCTCCTCGAATTACAGTATATTACAATTTTTCACTGGATACAATGAACAAAGCGTGCAGTTTTTGACCGAATAAAAAAAATAAAAAAATATTAAAAAAATGCGAAAAAAGTATTGACAAACGCTTGGGTTTGTGATATAATCTATTATAGAGAGATGAGATAAAGGAAACCTCATCAAGAGTAGAAAGGATAAAGAATATGAAAATTTACAGACTTCACGAAGCACAGGATAACACAAAGAACTACATCGTCCTCACAGATGGCGAGGGACTTGCAAAGATGATTGACTGGGATTTAAGCGAGGAAGAGGTTGAAGAGCTTGTTAAAGAGTTTGAGCAGGTCGGCGGTAGTCTTGAAAGCCGTGTAGAATGCGGTTGGATGGATGAAGATGATGTTTTCGGTGATACATTCGCTATAGAAGAACTTGGCTCAATCACGCAGTTAAAGTAAGCTTGCTAACGCAGAACGACGCAGGGGCGAAAGCCCTTGTGGTAATGCGGCTAAGAACGGTCGTAAGCCCGTCAAGCAAGCATAAGAAAGGAGCGCTTTTATGAGCGATAAGATGATATGCCTTGACTGCGGAACTGTATTTGACGCAAACGAGGTGGAAAGAGTACAGGAGTACCGTGGCGAGTGCTGGGGTCGCCCTGCATACGAGGAAGAGTTGATATGCCCGCACTGCAAAAGCAGTGACATTGACGATGCAGAGGAGTGCGAAATCTGCGGCAGTTGGTGTTCGACAGAGGAACTGTATGACAACGGCGGTCTTTGCACAGCTTGCCTTGAAACGTACAGCACAAATGAGGAGTGTTTCAAAGCGTGTGAGCGCAACAAAGACACGGAAAGCGTTGAGTTGAACTCTTACCTTGCGTATGTGTTCAGCGAGGACGAAATCGAGGACATACTGCTCGCAGAGCTGGCGAAGTCGGCAAACAGTACGACCGTTGCGAAGCTCCGTGAGGAGTTCGTCAAGGAAAACAGCTTCGTTTTCAGAAAGGGGTGATAAGGTGAAAGAGAACAAGTTAAACTCACGACTTGTCCTGATAAGCGGTCTGTCGGTTCTTCCCGAGATTAAACGTATGCTTGAAGAAATCGCATTCCGCAAGGGCAAGACGCTTGTCGGGCTATTTCGTGAAGAAATAATTCCGATGTATCTAAAAAAAGAAAGGAGATAGGACAAATGGCGGTACTCGTTATGATTTACGGTCAGAGCGGCACAGGAAAGTCAACAAGCTTGCGTAATTTTACGAATGACGAAGTTGCGGTTATCAACGTATCGGGCAAGCCGTTGCCGTTCCGAAGCAAACTGACGACTTACGATACGGATAATTACGCAAAAATATCCAGTGCGCTCGGCAAAATCGAGAGAAAGTCTATCGTTATTGATGACGCAACGTATCTGATGGTAAACGAATTTATGCGAACGGCAAAAGTCGCAGGGTATCAGAAATATACTGATATGGCGGTAAACTTTAACTCGCTTGTTGCACAGGCTTCACAGCTTGCAAACGACAAAATTGTATACTTTCTCGGGCATTCTGACCTCAAGGACGATGGCACAGAGCATTTTAAAACTATCGGCAAAATGCTTGATAACTATGTCACGGTTGAGGGAAAATTTACTATCGTGCTTAAAACGGTTGTGCAGGACGGAAAATATTATTTTTCGACACACAACAGCGGACAGGACACGGTAAAATCTCCGCTCGGTATGTTTGCGGATAATTATGTTGACAACGATTTGAAAGCCGTTGATGCGATTATCCGTGAGTATTACGGGATAGGGGGCTAAAGGTATGGCTTTTGAAAACGGCATATCGGGATATGTGGAAGCACACGCAACAGTGACTGTATACTTTCCGATTGACAGCAGAGGAAACGCATTTATCGACTGCAAGCACTGTCCGTTTTTATCGAGCAACGAGCGGATTTGTCAGCTTAACAAAGAAGCAGTAGCTTTCCCGACAAAGTATGTAGGCGGCAGATGCCCGCTTGAACCGATTGAAATAGAAAACCAAAAAACAACACAGAAGGAATAAACGAAATGAAAAAAGTAAACGTTGAAGCAAAGAAAATGAGCGAAGGCGGTCAGATACCCGTTGACGGATATGTAGTCGGTATTCTGAGCGCAAAGGTCGAGGAAACCGATTACGGTGAAAGACTTGCTATAGGTTTTGACATCGCAGAGGGCGAGTACAAGGACTTTTACAAGCAGAAGTTTGACGGCGACACAAGCGAAAATAAGAAGTGGAAGGGAGTTATCCGTATCAACGTTCCCGATGAAAAAAGTCAGTATTATGACACGCAGAAAAAGGTGTTCGGTAACTTCCTTGCTTGCGTTGAGGAAAGCAACGAGGGGTATCACTGGGACTGGGACGAAAAGAAGCTGAAAGGCAAGTCGCTCGGCATCGTGTTCCGTAACAAAGAGTGGGAAAAAGATGGTAGCAGCGGTTGGTATTCAGAGCCGTATAACATTAAGAGTGTACAGGATATTCGTGACGGCAAGTTTAGGATACCGAAAGATAAGCCGTTAGCAAACAAACAGGAAACTGCCGCTCCCGTAGTGGCACAGCCCGAAGAGATTGACGAAGATTATCCGTTCTGAGAAAGGAGAAACTATGGCAAGATATGTCACTAACTCATCGGACAAGAGTAAAGCAGTAACGCTTATACTCTGCCTGATACTCGGTCTGATAGGCGGTCACGACTTTTATCTTGGTAAAATCGGCAGTGGGCTTTTAAAGCTTTTCACTTGCAATTTGTTTGGCATAGGTTGGTTCATCGACCTTATAAAAATAGCGACAGGCAGTTATTGTGATAATGTCGGCGCACCGATAAGAAAGTAAAAAAACAACAACACGAAAAAAAGGAGTAAATTGGTATGGCAACAACAAAAAAGGCAGAAGTAGTAGAGATTAAGCCTGTAGAGCTTAGAACAGTTATGTTAAAGATAGTCGGCGACACGCCGCTGATAGTACACGCTTGGTCGGAGAAGGCAAAGCGTATGATGCTTGAAGCGCAGATGGGTCTTGCAAAGGGCAAGAAAAAGGAAGTCAAGAACCCTGTTGACGACTTTATCCAGTCGATGTACTGGCTGACCGACAAGCCCAAAGAAAGCACTGAGGAAGCTTTTATGCAGGCAATAAAGGGCGGAGCAAGGTTCGGCTTCCCTGCGACAGCGTTTAAGCAGTCGGCAATTTCAGCGGCATACAGGCTCGGATATGTTAAGGACAAGATGGGCTTAAGAGGAGCATTCTTCATCAACGGCGATGAAAACGGTATGATTGAAATACATTCCGACACGCCGATTATGCGTGAGGATATGGTAAAAATCGGTATGGGTACAGCTGACCTGCGTTATCGTGGCGAGTTCCGCAACTGGTGGGCTGAATTAAATATCAGCTACAATGCGAACGGCTCATTTTCGCTTGAAAACATTGTCAACATAATCAACGCAGGAGGTTACGCTTGCGGTGTAGGTGAATGGCGTGTTGAAAAGGACGGTCAGAACGGTGCGTTTCACGTTGTAGGTTAATTTTTAGGTAGTCGTGGTTTGGCAGGTTAGGTGCGGCAAGGAGTGTTTGGGTGAGTTCCGTTAAGGCTCGGTTTGGCAGGTGGGGTTAGGCAAGGTGTGGCGAAGTTGGGTACGGTTTGGCAGGCATGGCAAGGCTCGTTCCGTTAAGGCTTGGCAAGGTTCGGCAGGTGGGGTCGGGTGAGGCAGGGTATGGCACGGAAAGGTTCGGCAGGTAAGGTCAGGTACGGTGAGGTCAGGTTGGGCATGGTGAGGCGGGCTCAGGTATGGCAGGCTCAGGTATGGCAGGCTTGGAAAGCCAAAAATCGAAAGGAGTTATTTTTTATGGTCTACGAATGGAAAGATTTAGCGTCTGTGCGAAACATTAAGGCAGATGCACAGGTAGCAGGAGAAGTTTGCGAGGAACTGGAGCGAGAAGGGCGTTTAACGCCTGAAAATCTCGTTGAAGTGAGCAAAGACGAAAACGCACCGCTACATAACGAATTTGAATGGAATGATGCCACAGCGGCGAAGAAATACCGCCGTTCGCAAGCGCAGTTTATCATTCAAATGCTCGTTGTAAAATCGTCCGATGATGAGGAAGAAGAAAAGAAGCCGCCTGTAAGGGCGTTCTTCGCTATCGACAGGGAACGCAGAAGTTATGAAAGTGTTGTGTCGATACTGGAAAGCAAGGATAAAACAGCTACTCTGCGTGAGCAGGTAGTTAAAGAACTTGCTTGCTTTTACGGCAAATATCAGGCAATTTTTGACGGCGATTTGGCGAAACTCGGCGAGGAGATACGCAATGTCATTACTCCCGATTGAGCAAGAGCAAGCTTTAGAAACGCTGACAATTCTTGTCGATACAAGGGAACACGAAACAGCCGAAGCAGTCCGTAGATGGTCTGCTTTTGGCAAGCCGTGGCGAAAAGAGAAGCTTGACAGCGGAGATTATTCCGCAGAACTTCTCTTGCCGAGTGGCGAAACTTGGCGTGTGCCTTGCGTTATCGAAAGGAAAATGAATTTGTCGGAAATCTGCGGTAATTTTGGCACGAACCGAGGACGGTTTATCCGAGAATTTGAGCGGATAAAAGAAAGCGGCTTGAAATGCTATCTGCTGATAGAAAACGATAGTTGGGAAAATGCGTATGCAGGGCGATACAAGTCGCTGATGAAGCCGAAAGCCCTCATATCGAGTTTAACGGCGTGGTCGGCAAGATACAACGCTCATATCGTGTTTTGCAAAGACCGCACGACACCAAAATTGATAGCGGAGATATTGTACCGAGAAGCAAAGGAGATTTTGAAAAATGGCGATTGGTGATGAAAATAAATTTGACGGTGAAAAGGTAAGACTTGACCTTGTCGAGCCGAGCCTTATCGAAGCGATAGGCAAGGTTAGGACATATGGCATTAAAAAGTATACCGATGAACAGTCATGGAGAAAAGTCGAGAAGCCGAGATATGTAGCGGCGGCTATGCGACACTTTGAAGCGTATCGCAAGGGCGAAAGCAACGATGCCGAAAGCGGTATGCCGCACTTATGGCATTGTGCTTGTAACCTTATGTTCCTCATCGAACTGGAAAAAGAACAGCAGGCAAAGCAGACTTTTAGTGACGGGTATGAACTCGACAACGAGGTAAAGTGCAAGCACTGCAAATATCACAGCGAAAAAACACAGCATTGCATACGCAAGGCGGAAGTCACAGACGATAACTATTCGTGCGGAATGGGAGTGTTGCGAAAATGAGCGTATGCAGATATTGTGAAAAGCGGCACATCGGCTGTCACAGCACTTGCAAAGAGTATATTGAAGAAATCAAAATCCGAGAAGCTGTGCGCAAAGACGAAAGAACAAGGGTTTCATTGCGAGAGTATTCTCGTGAAACGCATCGGCGGTTGACAAAGAAAGGCAAGGTCTGATATGGGAACGGTATTTAAAGACCGTGTTGCAAAAGGTCTGTGCGGTTACTGCGGAAAGGAAAATGATAATCTGCCGCTAACATACTGCAAAGCTTGCGCCGAAAAGCGAAGCCAACAATACAAGGAGCGCAAAGAATATTGCGAGCGGCATGGTTGGTGTAATGTCTGCGGAAATCCCGAAAAAATGGAAAACGGGAAAATGTGCTATCACTGTTGGGAAGTCGCTTATAACGCTCGGCAGAAACGTAAAAAGCCTATGACGGACGAGCAACGGCAGAAAGTATATCAGCGAAACACGGCAAAAAGAAGACAAAACCTTAAAAACGGTCTTTGTTGGTATTGCGGCAAACGCAAGGTTCTTGACGGCAGGAGAGAGTGCATCGACTGCTATACGAAAAGGAAACGCAGGGCGGCGCTGATTTACGCAGAAACGAAAGCCAAAAATGCGGCAATTCGGGAGGAACGGCTAAAAAACCATTTATGCACGAAATGCGGTGAACCTGCAAAGGACGGATATAAGGTCTGTGAGCGGCATTATCAGATAAGCATACAAAATCAGAAAAGAGCTAAAGAAGCAGTAAGAAAAATGCTTGACAAATGGGATTAAATGCGTTATAATTAAATCATAACGAGTAAAGCAATGGGTTTCATATTTTTTACTCCTTTCTTATTTGTTTCACGGCGTTATTAAGAGTAGTGGCTTAATGACGGCGACAACTTAATAACGCCCGAAAAGCCGCTTACTGTCCCACTACGACAGCAGGCGGTTTTTTTGCACCGAAAAGGAGGAATACGGTGTGATTTACGAGTACATAGCGGAAGAAATCAAAGCACGGGTTAAAATAGGCGATGTGCTTTTTATGTATGGCTTTTCGGCAAGCCCAAACAGCAAAAAGAGAATACCCTGCCCGTTGCATAACGGCAAGGATAACAATTTTAGTTTTACGGACAAAATATATCACTGCTGGGTCTGCGGAGAACACGGTGATGTGATAAGCCTTGTTTGCAAGCTATTCGGCTTATCTTTTGCCGAAGCTTGCGTAAAGATAAATCTTGATTTCGGGCTTGGCTTGCCGTGCGGAGAGAAAATGTCGTTGCGTGATAAATACAGACTTGACAAAAAGGCAAAAGAACGCAAGGCAATAGCTCTTGCAGAAAAAGCAGAAACCGAACGAATTAACAATGAATTTTGGGATGCCTTGCACGAGTGGAGCAGGCTTGACAGACAGTTTCGTGAACATAAACCAAAATCGCCCGATGAGCCATTACACCCGTTATTTGTAGAAGCGTTGCAGAAAATCGGCTATGCCGAATATAGACTTGACATAGCAGAAATGAGGAAAAACAAAAATGATGGACGATAACCGCATACAGACTATCACCGCTCCCGAGCAGCTATTTGACACAGAGTTGCTTCTTGATGTGTTCGATGAGGGAAATCCGCCCGAAGAGCAGGCAAGAATTGTGTCTGTGATGAGCATAAAAGCAAGAATGCTCGGCGTGTACAAAGAGTTTGCGACAACGATAAAAGCGTTTCAGAAAGCGCAACAAAAGTTAGCTAACGAATATCAGCGGATAAATGCAAAGCAGAACGGCGGTATGATTTTAGACTTTGCGAGTGACGGAAAACCGCTTGCAACGATTGACAATTTTGTGCAGGTAATCGAAAACGACAGCAAGTTTGATAATCTGCGGTTTAATCTGCTGACAGAAAGCCCCGAAAAAATAATTGACGGCAAAGCGGAGCGTTGGACAGATGCGGACGATGCAGAATTACGGCGGTACATAGAAAAGAAGTATAAGTTCCACTCGGCGCAGAAAAGCGATGATGCGTTGAGGATAGTCCTCAAAGGTAGACAGTATCACCCGATAAGGCAGATGATAGACCGCTTTGAGTGGGACGGCGTAAGCAGGATAAACACATTCCTCACGAAATGGACGAAATGCGATGATAACGAGTATACACGAGAAGTATCACGTTTAATCTTTTCGGGCGGTATACATCGGCTGTATAATCCCGGCTGTAAATTTGACGATATGGCGGTTTTCATCGGCACAAGGCAGGGAGAAGGCAAGTCAACGCTGATACGGTGGTTAGCTTTAGACGATAAGTATTTTACAGAGGTTTCCGAGTTTGACGGTCAGAGGGGTATAGAAGCCCTTGAGGGAGCGTGGATTTGTGAAGTAGGTGAAATGCTTGCTATGGTAAAAGTACAGCAGCAGGAAGCGGTTAAAGCATATCTGACACGCATTAACGATAAGTACCGCAAGCCATTTGATAAGCGTGTGACAGAACACCCTCGGCAGTGTATCTTCATCGGTACTACAAACAAAGCGCAGTTTCTCACTGACAAGACAGGCAACCGCAGATTTTACCCTGTTGTCGTACATCAATCGGGATATGACCTGTTTGAACACGAAGAAGAAATCAAAGCAGATATAAAGCAGTGCTGGGCTGAAGCGTTGCACTTGTTCAAAGAAAACAAACTTCTGCCGTATGCCGACCGCAAACTGATTGATGTTATCCGCAAGGAACAGGCAAACGCTGTTGAAGATGATTACCGTATCGGTATGATTACCGAGTACTTGAATAGCAAGTCAGAGGTGTGTGTTTTGCAGATATGGCAACACGCTTTAAATATGGGCGAGTTTTCCAAGCCGACAAAAAAAGATAGTCAAGAAATCGGCTTGATAATGCAGAACCTTGAAAACTGGAAAAAACAGCCGTATCCGAAAACTTTCGCAGGGTTCGGCTCACAGCGTTGGTGGCGCAAAGAGGGCTGTGCGGACATAGATAGTTTTGATGATATAGACCTTTAACGGCGAAAATCACTACAAAGCACCCCGAAAATCTACTTTGTAGTGGACTTTGTAGAGGACTTAGTAGAGGTCACAAAACCGCTCTACAAAGCCATTTTCCCTTAGTTAAACTACAAACTCTACAATAAATTGAGTATTTATATAAAATAGGGAATAAAAAATAAAAATGTATTTTTATATTTTATGCAAACTTTGTAGAGTTTGTAGTGATTTTCCGAAAAACCGCATAGCAAAGCCAAAAACAAGCACTACAACGAAAAAACTACATTGTAGTTTGTAGAGAAAGAAGCTGAAACAATGGAACGTAAAGAATTTTTGCTGATATGTCAGAAAAATGCTATAAGCGGCGATGAGCTTGTAACGTATGACGGCGTGAAATACCGCCCGATAAGCTATGCAATACGTTTTGATAAGCTCGGCAAGGCAAAGCATACGGCAGTTTTGCACTCTGTGAAAGCCGATAGCATTTTAAACGTCAGCCTTGAAGATGTCGAGCCGTAAATCTTGACATTTTCTCGGCGAAACGGTATAATAAAACTATGAAAAAAGACAAGAAGCGAGTGTCGAATAGGAGGAAACATTGAAAATCACTGAAATAAGCGTAAAGGATTTGAAGCCTTACGCTAAGAACACGAAGAAGCACGATAAAACGCAGATTGCAAACGTGGCAGAGAGTATCAAGCAGTACGGTTTTGTCCAGCCGATAGTCGTTGATAAGGATAACAGTATTGTCATCGGGCATTGCAGATATGAAGCGGCGAAGAAGCTGAAGCTTGAAACCGTTCCCTGCGTTTGCGTTGATGAACTGACAGACGAACAGATAAAGGCTCTGCGAATTGTTGACAACAAGAGTAACGAAAGCCCGTGGGATATGGAGTTTCTTGCAGACGAGCTTGCGGAAATTGATATGAACGAATTTGATTTTGATTTTGGAATTAATGCAGTTGATGAGAACGATATTCCAGATGTCGAAGAAAAAGAATTAAAGCCGTACAAGAAAGTGCATTATTTGATCACGCTTGACATAAACGAAAACGATAAAGTTATAGACTTGATAAAGCAGATTGAAAGCGTGGGGGGGGGCGTAGAAGTTGACAGTACACTCAATTAAAACAGACAACGCAAACCTCTCTCACAAGGTGTATCTGCGCAGAAAAGCAACGAAAGGCTTAAAAGAACTTTGTGTGTTGGATTGCTTTGCAGGCGAAAATCGTATATGGGGTAACTTCGATTGCAAAAAGTATTACGGTATAGAAAAAGTTAAAGGCAAGGGTAAAAACTTAAACGCCGACAACGAAAGAGTTTTAAAAAGTTTAGATTTGTCAAAATTTAACGTGATAGATTTAGACAGCTATGGTATCCCGGTTGCAAGTTTTTTGAACATATTTGAAAATCCGACACTGAAAAAAGGAACTGTGATTATTTACACTTGCATAGGGAACGCAATGTCAGCACTCCCGAAAGGCTTGGTAAAATCGTTTGGTCTTACAAAAATGTATCCGAAATGCCCCTCGCTCTTTAACAAAAGAGGTCACGACTTGTTTTACGGTTTGCTTTATGAGTACGGCGTGAGAAAAGTAACTGAGTACCGTGCTGATACCAGTTTTGAAAAAACTTACGGCTTCTTCGTTTTTTAGCTTAAAAGTGTTGACTTTTGTGCTAAATAGTGATATAATAATAATGTAGCAGAAAGCTACGAAAATCACATTGATTAAAGGAGAAAAAAGTTATGTCGATGATTTATGAACCCGCAGGAAAAGCAAGAGAGTACAGTCCTCTCGCACTCAACGTTTATTTAGGTTGTAGTCACAAATGCGAGTATTGTTACGCAAATGCGATGGCAAGAAGGAACGGAAACAGTTGTTATTTTGGAAATCCAAGCCCAAGAGCAAAGGTTCTTGAAACGCTTCCGAAAGAGCTTAAAAAGTGCAAAAGAGAACAGGTGCTTCTTTCGTTTATCGGTGATGCTTATTGCGAAACAACAGACGATAACGCACTTACACGTTCTGTTCTTGAAATGCTTCTTGAAGCTAAAATGCCCGTTGCAGTTCTTACAAAAGGTGGAAAGCGTTGCCTTAAAGACCTTGACCTTTTTAAGCGCTTCGGCGAGCATATTCAGATAGGCGCAACACTTACGTTTGATAATGACGCTGATTCGCTCAAGTGGGAAAGCGGTGCGGCACTCCCGTCAGAAAGACTTGAAACGCTTAAGATTTTGCACGATAACGGAATTAGAACATTTGTAAGCTTTGAACCTGTTATCGTTCCCGAGCAGAGTTTGCGTCTTATGGAGCAAAGCCTTGATTTTGTAGATGTTTATAAGGTCGGAAAGCTTAACAACTACAGAGGTCTTGACAAAGCTATAAACTGGACTGATTTTCTTGAGAAAACAGTAAAGCTTTTAAGAGAAAACAAAAAATCATTTTATATCAAACACGATTTAAGACTTGCCGCTCCGACCGTTAGACTTTACGGAAACGAAGTCCTTGCGGACGAACACAATGTCCAGTAAATTGTTTTATAGCGGTGGGCTTATAGCCTGCCGCTTTTTTATTTTAGGAGGAAAAATCACAGTGACGATTGACGAAGCAAAGGAAATCATCAGAAAAACGAAAAGCCCGTATCTGAAAAGAGATATGGAGAAGTTTATTAAACGCACTCAGAAAAAGCTAAAAGAAAAAGTTTTGCAGAAAGGAGATTAAACAATGCCAAATGCACAGAATTTAAAGCCAGGAGCTTACAAGCTGTCAAAGGAAGAAATGGCGAAAGGTGGAAGAAACTCACATAAAAAGATGAGGGAGCGAAAGCTCCTTCGTGAGTGCCTTTCCGAACTTTTGCAGATGGAATATGACACGAAGCAAGGAAAGAAACTCGGCAGTGAAATGTTGTCGGCGATGCTGATGAAAAAAGCGATGAGCGGAGACATCAAGGCTTTTGAGGTTCTCCGTGACACAGCAGGAGAAAAGCCAGTTGATAAAGTTATGGTCGCAGATGTTGAAAAGACTATCATTGACGAAGTGGAAAAAATGGTAAAAGATGAAACCGATTGAATTATGGCACGGTGATTGTCTTGAATTGATGAAAGATATTCCTGATGGCTCGGTGGATTTGGTGCTGACTGACCCGCCGTATGGCACTACAGCTTGCAAATGGGATAGCGTTATTCCTTTTGAGCCGATGTGGGAACAGTTGAAACGCATTGTAAAAAGAGGAGGTACAATTGTTCTCTTTGGTAGCGAGCCTTTTTCAAGCCTGTTAAGAGCAAGCAATATTGACTGGTACAAATACGACTGGATTTGGGAGAAAGAACAAAGTTCAGGCGGATTGCAAGCCAAAATTGCACCGATGAAAAAGCACGAAAATATAAGTGTGTTTTTTCAAACGCCAACAGACGATACAACAAATGCCTATCAATCTTTGAAAGAGTATTTTCAGTCCGAAAAGAAAAAAAGCGGGTTAAACTCAAAACAAATTAAAGAGTTGCTCGGTAACTATATGGCACGCCATTATTTCACAAATGGGTCGCAGTTTTGCATACCATCGGAAGAAAACTATAAAAAACTGCAAAGCACAGGATTTTTTCAGACTCCATTTGAAGAAATAAAAAAGCAATATAAAGAAGATTGCCAAAACACATACAATCCGCAAATGATGGTTGGTAAACCATACAAAGGTCATTTTGCACCAGGCGCAGAGGTGCATGGAAAGGCAACTCATTATGTAAAAGATAATGACGGCATAAGATACCCTACAAGCGTTTTAAGGTTTAATAGGGCAAAAAGGTTGCACCCAACACAAAAGCCAGTTGACTTGCTTGAATATCTTATCCGTACATACACTAATGAGGGAGAAACTGTCCTTGACTTCACAATGGGAAGCGGTAGCACTGGCGTCGCTTGCGTGAACACTAATCGCCGCTTTATCGGCATTGAACTTGATGAGGGATATTTCAACACCGCAAAAAAGAGGATTGAGGAAGCCTATGACAAGAGAACAAGCGGTTAAATTTTTGCTTGAACAGCCTGCAAAATTCGGGGCGATGATAGGATTCGACAAGCTGACCGATTTGCACAACAAATGGATAATCGAGATGATAAGAGGTGACGGCGACAAGACTTTGCAAGCCCACCGTAACTCTTATAAAACAACCTGCGTTTCAATTGCCCTTGCGATAATTATTATTCTGCTTCCGACACGCCGAACAATGTTTATGCGTAAAACGGATTCGGACATAAAGGAAATCGTTAAGCAGGTACAGAAGATATTGCAAGACGAACATACAATATATTTTGTCCAGTCGATATACGGCGTTAATCTGAAATTGACGGTTGCAACGGCGACAGAAGTTTCAACGAATTTAAGCGTTGACACAAAAGGTACATCGCAGCTTGTCGGCACTGGTTGCGGCGGCTCGATAACTGGTAAGCATTTTGACTTTATCTTCACGGACGATATTGTCAACGTGCAAGACCGAGTATCGAAAGCCGAGCGTGACAGGACGAAGCTGATTTATCAAGAGTTGCAGAATATCAAAAACAGGGGCGGCAGAATATTTAACACAGGCACTCCGTGGCACGCAGACGATTGTTTTACGATTATGCCAACTCCCGAAGTTTATGACTGCTATTCAACAGGGCTTCTCACCGCCGAGCAGATAGAGGAGAAAAAGCAGTCAATGACCGCTTCCCTGTTTGCCGCAAACTATGAGTTAAGGCATATCGCCGCTGAGGACGTTATTTTCACAAGTCCACAGATAAATGCGGAGCCTTGCAACGTTGAACAGGGCGAAGGACATATTGATGCCGCTTACGGCGGTGAAGATTACACTGCGTTTTCTATCGTTCGAAAAACAGACGGCAAGTATTACGTTTTAGGCAAGCTGTGGCGAAAGCACATTGACGATTGCCTTGATGAAATCCAGTCGCTCCGGCAAGCGTTTAATGCAGGAAAGATTTTTTGTGAAGATAACGGCGATAAGGGATATTTGGCAAAAGAACTCCGCAGGCGTGGCGAAAGAGCCGTTCTGTATCACGAAAATATGAATAAATTTCTGAAAATCACGTCCTATCTGAAAGCAGAGTGGAACAACGTGATTTTTGTTGCAGGAACGGACAAAGAGTTTATCAATCAGATTTGCGACTATAACGAAAATGCGGAACACGATGACGCACCCGATAGTGTCGCAAGCCAGATAAGAAGGTTATGGAATAAAAAAGATACGGTATCAACGTATCAATCAATTTTGAGGTGATTTATGAAAACATATCAAGATTTGCTCGCCCTCGGTGAAAATGAGGAAAGCCGTAAAACGTTTATAATTGACGCAATATATGAGCACAAATGCTCCAGTGCGTTTGCTACGGCTGTAGATGCTCACGGTTATTACAAAGGCTTAAACCCTACGATTATGAAGTATGAAAAGATTATCTATGATTTACAGGGTATCGCTCACAATGACGAGTGGACGGCTAATCACAAGATAGCTTCAAACTTTTTTAATTTTGCCGTTACACAGGAAAACCAGTATCTGCTCGGCAACGGTGCAGTTTTTGGCAACGACAGCACGAAAGAAAAACTCGGCAAGAATTTTGATGAAACGTTGCAGGAGTTAGGCAAATACGCACTTGTAAGCGGTGTATCTTTCGGATTGTGGAATTTAGACCACATTGAAGCGTTTGATTTAACCGAATTTGTACCGCTGTACGATGAAGAAAACGGGGCATTAAGAGCAGGAGTACGCTTTTGGCAGATAGACAGCGACAAGCCGCTAAGAGCAACACTTTACGAAGAGGACGGTTATACCGACTATATCCGCAGGAAAAACAGCAAGGTTGAAACACTGCAAGAGAAGCGACCGTACAAGCTGAAAACAAGGACTTCTGCGGTTGACGGCGAGGTTATTTATGACGGTGAAAATTATCCCGACTTCCCGATAATTCCGCTATGGGCAAACGATAAAAAGCAGTCGGAGCTTGTCGGCAGAAAAGGCACGCTTGACGCATTTGATTTACTGAATAGTAACCTTGTGAATAATCTCGATGAAGCAAATTTCATTTACTGGGTTATCTCGAATTGCGGCGGTATGGACGATGTTGACGATGCTAAATTCATCGAAAGGCTGAAAACAATGCACGTTGCACACGTTGACGGGGATAATGTAAACGGTGCAAATGTACAGGCGAACACAATTGATGTTCCGTATCAAGCAAGCGAAACGGCGATAAGTGCGATAAAAAGCAGATTGTACGAAGACTTTATGTGCTTAAACATTGCGGACATTTCGGCAGGAAACAAAACCGCAACAGAAATTCGTGCGGCATATCAGCCGTTAGACAGCAAGTGCGATATGTACGAGTATTGCATTGACACGTTTATCCGCAAGCTGTTTACTTTAATCGGAATTGACGATACTGTATCGTTTAGACGGTCAAAAATTATTAACCAGTCTGAGGAAGTGCAGATGATATTATCTGCGGCAGAGTACCTTGACGCTGATACAGTAACAGAGCAAATTTGCCAAATACTCGGTATGGGTGATAAAGCGGAAGAAATTATCCGCAAAAAGCAGGACGAAAACACAGCCCGATATGCTGATATGCTCGCACAGCAGACAGCGAACGAGGGAAACAGCGGAGGAGCTGACGAACAGGGGGCTGAATAATGGACGCTCTTGCAACCGCACACGCCGCAACGGATAAAGCCCTTGACGCAATGGAAAAATACGTTAGGTCAATTTATCTGCGGTCGGTGCGTGAAATTTATAAGTCGTGGCAAAAGTTTTTTGAACAGGAACGCAAGGAAATTGACAAACTGCAAGAGGACTACGAAAAAGCAAAAAAGAGCGGAGATAAAACGCTGACAAAAAAAGCGGGAATTGCACTTGCGAGAGAAAAGAAAAAAGAAACTGTGCAAAATAAATGGTTTAGCGACACGGTAAAACAAACGGCTGAAAATCTGCTCCACGTCAACGAAACTGCGGTATCGTACTTGAACGGCAGACTTCCCGAAACGTATGTGACAAATTTTAATGCGGTCGGAGAATTATGCGAAAGCGCAATTACTGGATATTCTTACCATATCGTTGACGAAAATACCGTTCGTGAACTTGCAATGTCGGATACAAGTCTTTTGCCGTATAAAGAAATTGACCCCGTGAAAGACATTGCGTGGAATGTGCGGCAGATGAAAAGTGAAGTGCTACAAGGGATTTTGCAAGGCGAAGATATGCAAGCAATAGCGAGCAGGCTGTCAAACGTAATCGGTATGAATGAGAACTCTGCTGTCAGAAACGCTCGGACAATGGTTACTTCTGCCGAAAACAAAGGAAGGCAAGACGGATTTTATCAAGCTGAAGAAGACGGCATTATCCTTGAAAAGTATTGGCTTTGCGTCCACGGCGAGAGGACGAGAGAAGCACACGCCGCCGCAGGAAATGATTATTCAAAGTCAAAATCCATTCCGCAAAGTCAGCCGTTTATCGTAGGCGGTGAAAAGCTGATGTTTCCAGGCGACAGCAGTATGGGAGCGAGCGGTTGGAATTTGTACAATTGCCGTTGCTCCGTTGCGGCGGTAGTCAAAGGGTTTCGCAAAGTCGATTGATGAAAGCAAGGTGAAAGTTAAGCTATGGGTGTTAAAGTAACAAGTAAAGATAACACAGACGAAGTGCTTGACCGTATGGAAAAGGCTTTTGAACGTGGCTTAAAGGCTTGCGGAATGACCGCAGAAGCATATGCAAAAGACACGCTTACCGACCAAGTATACAGTGTTGACGAAAGCAAGCTTGACTATGTGCTGACAGGCAGACTGCGAAACAGCATAACTTACGCTATCGGGGGCAAGTCTGCCGCCATAAGCAGTTACAAAGCTGATAAGCCAGGCTATAAAGGCGGCTCTTATTCGGGCAATGCACCCGAGGAAGATAAGCCATACGTTGCAGTAGGTACGAACGTAAAGTATGCTATCGGCATTGAAGAAGGAACGCATCGTAAAAAAGGAGCAGTGCATTTTCTGTTGAAAGCGGCTTCCGGACATCAAGAAGAGTACGAAAAGCTGATAAAAGAAAGCATGGAAAACGCTTGACAAAAAAGAAAAAATTGTATATAATGAGAATCGAGGTAAGATATGCAAGAAATACCGATAAAATGTAACTGTGGAAAACTCGTTGCGAAATGGCGTGACGGTAAGTTATATGTGTGGTGTAAGTCTTGCAAACGGGAGTTTGAAATCCCGATACCAAAATTGAAAAGCAAAAGATGAGCCATTGAGCCGTAGGAAATAACTCCTGCGGCTCTTTTTATCTTTTGTGAAAAAAATACATCAAATGGCAACGAAAAGCCACCGAAGAAAAGGAGAATGTATAAGTATGGCACTTTCAAGAAGAATGCTGAAGGCAATGGGCATTGAAGAGGAAAAAATAGAACAGATTATCGAAGCACACGCCGAAACCGTTGACACGTTAAAGGAACAGCGTGATACCTTAAAGGCTGACGCAGATAAGCTGTCAGAAGTGCAGAAAGAACTTGACGAAGCGAAAAAGAGCCTTGAAGACGCAGGCAAGGACAGTTACAAAGTCAAGTATGAAGCTGTCAAAGAGGAATTTGAAAACTACAAGTCGGACGTTGAAAACAAGGAGAAGCACACCGCAAAAGAAGCGGCTTACCGTGATATGTTAAAGGCGGCAGGAGTTTCCGAAAAGCGTATCGACAGCGTGTTAAAGGTTTCAGACGTTGACAGCGTGGAACTGGACGAAAACGGCAAAATCAAGGACAATGATAAGCTGACGGAAAGCATAAAAACAGAATGGGCGGACTTTATCACCGCCGAGGGTACAAAGGGAGCGAACGTTCCTACCCCCCCCTCGAAAAACGGAGAAAGCGACCCGAATAAAATGACTTTCGCCGAGTACAAAGAATGGCGAAAGAATAATTGACGAAAGGAAAACTGAAAATTATGGCAAACACAATTTTAACCCCTCAGGTAATTGCGAACGAAGCACTGATGGTGTTACAGGCTAATCTCGTAATGGCTGACCTTGTTCACAGAGACTACTCAAACGAGTTTGTGAAGGTCGGCGATACCATCACAATTCGTAAGCCTGCAAAATTTATTTCAAAAAACTTCACAGGCACGACCTCGACACAGGATATAACAGAAGGCTCGACAACTGTAAAGCTTGACAGATACCGTGACATTACGGTTGATGTTACGAGCAAGGAAATGACACTTGATATAAAGGACTTTTCCGAGCAGGTAATCGCTCCCGCAATGCAGGCTCACGCAGAAGCCGTTGACGCAGACCTCCTCGCAGTAGCGGCAAGCAAGGCAGGTAAGACTATTTCCGCAACCGCAAATCCCACAAACCTTAAGGATATTGCGGATATTGCAAAGACGCTTGACCTTGCAAAAGTACCCGTACAGAACAGAAGGCTCGTCCTGCACCCTACACATAAGTACGCATACGCTCTGACCGATAATCTCTCAAAGGTAAGCTATGCCGGCGACAATCAGACGCTTCGTGACGCTCTGCTTGGACGTGTTTACACACTTGACACATATATGGACCAGAACGCACCTGATACTTACGCTGAAACAGCAGGCACAGCGACAGGCTACAAGGTATCTGCAACAGCAGGCGCAACAACTGTTAAGCTGACAGGCGTTACAGCGGCAACAGGCACGATTAAGAAGGGTGATGCCTTTATCGTTGACGGATATATCTATCACTTTGAAGCTGATGCAACAGCGGCAAGCGGTGAGGTAGCAAGCGTTGCTATCGACCAGCCTGTACACGCAACACTGACCGAAGCAGTGGCAACACTCGTAAAGAAGCCTCATTCGGTAGCGTTCCATAGAAACGGTCTTGCACTCGTTACAAGAAACCTCGAACTGCCTATGGGTGCAGCTAATGCGGCAATTGCTTCCGCAGACGGTCTTGCAGTAAGAGTTGTTTACGGCTACGACATGGAGCATAAAAAGGATACAATTTCATTTGATATTCTTTACGGTATCAAAGACCTTGACGACAACATGATTGTTGCACTTGCGTAAACGATGAAAGGACGGCGTGATATGCTGACGGAATTATGTAGAGAGTGTCGCAACTGGTTCACAACCGACAGCGACAAGCACAGCGGTGACTTTACAATTTCAGACGGCGGTATCACGCCGTTTGATTTTATACTGAGCGGGCAGTATTTCCGTATTATGGGAAGTCACTTCAATGACGGGGTTTATAAAAACGTTCCCGAAGAAGTCGCAAAACTGGCGGCTGAAACGTTTACAGGGCAGATATGGGCGATGCGTATTCCTCCTGCGTTTATCGACCTATCGGGGAGGATTGAAGAGTATATCGCAAAAAATGAAAAAGAAATTTCTCCGTACACATCGGAAAGTTTCGGCGGCTACAGCTACACAAAAGCGGTAAACGATAAAAACGTTCCGCTGATGTGGCAAGAAGTTTTCAACAGCCAGTTGAAAGTTTGGAGGAAAATAATATGAGTTTACTAAGCGAAGCAATGACCGATTGCGTGTTTTTAAACAAAAGCAAGGTTTCAGACGGTGAGGGCGGTTTCGTGGTAGAATGGACAGAAGGTGCTTCTTTTAAGGCGGCGATTGTTTTTGACAATTCAATGGAAGCCCGTACTGCCGAAAAGGCAGGGGTTACAAGTCTTTATACGGTTTCTGTTCCCATTTCGGTGGCGATTGAGTACCACGATGTTTTCAAACGCCTGTCGGACGGCAAGATTTTCCGTGCCACATCTGACGGTGACGATAGCAAAACTCCTGCAAGGGCTACATTCCAAATCGCCCAGTTCACCGCTGAGGAGTTTGTGCCGACTACAAAGTAGGCATTTTTCGGGCATTGTAGTGGGAAATGTAGTAGACTTTGTAGAGGCGTTAAAGTGGCTCTACGACTGGCTTTAAGGGGAGTTAAACTACAAACTCTACAAAATTTTTTATATTTATATAAATAGGAGATTTTTTTATAAAAGTAAATTTTATATTTATAGAAAACAATGTAGTTTTTGTAGTTTGTAGTAGAGAACGGGGGTTAGGAAATGACAAAAGCGGCGGCACTGCATAGCTTTTATAGTTCGTTCGGGCTGACAGCTTATGAGGAAAACGCCGTCCCCGATGATGCAGAGTTTCCATATATTACTTACAACGTTACAACCGACAGCTTCGGGAATTATTCGACCGCAATGACCTTCTCGTTGTGGTATCGTTCGACAAGCTGGAAAGCGATAAATGCAAAGTGCGAGGAAATCTCAGCGGCGATAGGCTTAGGAGGTCAGCTGATAGACTGTGACGGCGGTAAGATATGGATTAAGAGAGGACAGCCGTTTGCAAACTCGACAGGTGACGCAGATGACGAACTGATAAAAAGAAAGATTATAAACGTGAGTGCGGATTATCTCACGTTAAACTGACGAAAGGATAAGCAAATAATGGGAAAATTTACGGTTATACCGAAAGCCACGTTTGACGATTTACAGCTTGACGCAGGTGTGCTGCTGAGAAATTTCACTCCCGCAACAGCTGCTGCACCGCAGGATAGCGATATTATCTGCGCTACGACAGGCGGTATAAATGCGACTTGCACGCCGACTTACAGCGACTTAGGCGAGGACGTGGACAACTGCCCGAACAATATGAAGGAATTAAAGCACCTTGACGGTTGGGATTGCACGCTTGCTTTTACATCGCTCGGAATGAGTACAGCGGCAATAAAGATGGCACTCGGCAGTGCGGATATTGACACGCAGGACACGACAAAGGTCACACCGAGAAGAGATTTAAAGCAGTCTGACTTCTCGGACGTATGGTGGGTAGGAGATAAAGCTGACGGCGGTATGGTCGCTATACAGCTTAAAAACGCCCTCTCGACAGGCGGTTTTTCGTTACAGACAACCAAAAGCGGCAAGGGTCAGATTTCCGTTACGCTGACGGGTCATGTGTCGATTGACGCACAGACCGAAATGCCTATGGTGTTTTACTCGACAAGCGGTACAGCAGAAGCAACACAGGCTGACAGCGGTACTGACAGCGGAGCAGAAAGCGACCCTACAGTTTAAAAGCAAAACAGGAGGAACAGCAGATGAAATTATCAGACTTAACGACAGACAGGGCGGCAGACGTTCTTTGCGAGATAAGCATTTATCTTGTGAACATTACGACCGATGAGGAGTTAATGAACGAACTGAAAAAGCGGTTACAGCTGACAGGTCACGAAACTACTTTTGAAACGGTGGCAATTGCCGCAGAGAAGATGTCAAAAATTGCTCCTATCGTGCTGAAGAAGCATAAAGCTGACATTTTCGGAATCCTTGCCGCAGTGAATGGCAACACACCCGAAAAGGTAGCAAAGCAGAACATCATAAAAACAATGTCGCAGATAAAGGAACTTGTTAAGGACGAAGAACTGATAAGTTTTTTCAAGTCGTGCGTATCGCAGGAAACAGAGTAACTTCGGCTCTGCTCGATATGCCACGAAAGCTAAGCGTAAGGGGGCTGATTGCCGCAATGCCGATGATAATACAGCGGCAGAACGAGCAGTCAGCTTTTTGTAATTATATGGCTATGTGTGCGTTCAACGTGAATGAAATCGTTGCGAAAAGATACGGCGGAGCATATATGACAACGAAATATCACGATGTAATCAGCCCTCCGAAAGAGGAAAAACGCACAAGCGAAGAAGTCATAAACGGGATAAAGGAAAAGCTGAACGCACTCGGAGGTGATTAAAATAAATTTATTTGAAATGTTTGTCAAAATCGGCGTTGACGACCAAGCAAGCGATAAGATAAGCAAAATTTCTTCATCGCTGAAAAGTGGTCTTGCAAAGGCGGCTAAAGTTGGTGCGGCGGCTGTTACGGCGGCGGCTACGGCTATAGGTGTGCTTGCAAAGAAATCCCTTGATGCGTACGCCGATTTTGAGCAGCTGACGGGCGGTGTAGAAACGCTTTTTAAAACGTCTGCTGATACGGTAAAAAATTATGCCGCAAACGCATACAAAACCGCAGGTTTATCAGCAAACGAATATATGGAAACTGTAACAAGTTTTTCCGCATCGCTGATACAATCCCTCGGCGGTGACACGAAAAAAGCCGCTGAATATGCGAATACTGCGATAACCGATATGTCCGATAATGCGAACAAAATGGGTACGTCAATGGAGATGATTCAGAACGCATATCAGGGTTTCGCAAAGCAGAACTACACGATGCTTGACAACCTCAAACTGGGTAGACAAAAAAATATGCTTTTATCGGCATAACACCATTGCTCAGTATAAACCTTGTGAAAACGGTGAAACTCTTGCAAAGCAAGACAACACCGTGCAAAGTTTATTTTGCTTGACTTTCCGCCCGTAATATGTTAAAATAAAGTTAGCAAATACGAGGTGGAAAGGAAGAATAAAATGTATTACAAAATTAAAGGTTTTGAAAATTACGGTATTAATCGAGATGGTGTTGTTTGCAACACAGATAATGGTGCCATCAAATCCCCTTATACAAACAAGTCAAACGGGTATTTGTATGTTGATTTATACAAGAGGAACAAGGCACACAAAAGACCGATTCACAGATTGATTGCAGAAACCTTTATCCCGAACCCCGAAAACAAACCGACCGTTGACCACATAAATGGCAACAGAACCGACAACCGAATTGAAAATTTGAGATGGGCAACATATAGTGAGCAAAACTCAAGATTTAACACGGTGGGAGTAAGAAGTGAAAAGGTTCTTGTCGTACACGAAAGTGGTAAAACAATGATGTTTGAAAAAATTACAGATGTTGCCAACTATTTTGATTGCAATATAAGTAATATAAGCCAAATGCTTAAAAAAGGAACTTTTGGTAAGCGTGGAAAAACAAGGGGTTATAAATTTGAATACATAAGGCAAAATAAAAATGTGTAACGACTATCCCGAAAGGGAGTACAGCCAAGCGGCTGGAAGTGCAAGGCTCTGTTATCGGGAAACCGATAGCCAAAGAGATAGTCTGCTCTTTATGGTGACATAAAGCAGTTCATAAGAGAACGGGTACAGCGTAGCGAACTGTATCGAACATAAATGTATGGTGGCACTAAGGAAGAAATGGCTCGATTAATCGCTGACGCATCAAAAATGACCAATGTGCAAAAGGAACTTGGCGTAACGGTTGACGGTACGGATATGTCGTTTGCAAACATTGTAAACGCAATCCACGTTGTGCAAGCAAATCTTGACATTATGGGTACGACATCGAAAGAAGCGTCAACAACAATACAAGGCTCTATCAGCAGTATGAAGTCGGCGTGGGAAAATTTGCTTGTAGGCATAGCGGACGATAAGCAGGACTTCGGCAAGCTGATTGATAACTTTGTTGACAGCGTTGCAACGGTCGGTAAAAACATAATGCCGAGGCTGAAGAAAATCCTTAAGGGAGTAGCAAAGCTAATAAAGGAAATCGTTCCCGAAGTGGCAAAAATGCTTCCCGAAATCGTAAACGATATTCTCCCCGACCTTGCAAATGCGGCGGTTGACATCGTTAAAGGGCTTGTTGACGCTTTAGTAGACAACGCAGACACGCTGTTAGATACCGGTATCAAAATCCTTGACACGATAATCAACGGCATAATCGAATGTATACCAAAAATTAAAGATTTAATTCCCACGATTATAAACGCAATACTCCGCATAATTGATGTTTTAACAGAACACCTTGATGAGTTTATTGAGGGCGGTATACAGATAGCACTTGCGTTGTTAGACGGTATAATTCAAGCAGTACCGAAAATCCTTGAGAAGTTACCCGAAATTTGCCAAAAAATAATTGACGGTGTTTTACAGGGCTTGTTCGGACTTGACGAAGGCGTGTCAAACACGTTCAGCACGGCTTTTGGGGGTGCCGTAGGTGGCGCGATTGAGATAATCAAGGGCATTTTATCGTTCTTAAACGGTGACTTTAGCACAGGACTTAAAAGTGCGGGCGAAGGTCTAAGCAATATTGTAGGCGGCGTTCTCGGAATCATTGACGGCTTGCTTGGAACAAGTTTGTCGCAATGGTATGACGATACAAGAGCATTTTTTAATCAATTTGGGCAGGATTTGTACAACATGACGCACCAGATGGAGCTTGCGAAACTTGAGGAAGGCGAACGTTTACAAGAGCAGACAAGCGGAGTAGGAATTACTGCAAACGAGTATATGCGACAGGGTTTAGCGGCGGCTGATGCTTTCGCAAAGGCTCTAAGCGATAAAGGCATAAACGAAGCGATATGGCAGGAAGCTGTTGAAAAGGGTATCGTCACTTATGATGTAAACGAAGCGTACCAAACGTTAAAGGAGACAGGGCAGATAAAGACCGCAACAGCCGAAGGAACGTCAAATCAGATAAATGTGTCAATGAAATTGCATAACGGTGTCGAGCTGGCAAGAGCGACAGCATATGATAATAGCAAGGCAAATCGTGTTGCGGGCAGGCAGATACCTGCGTACTAAGGGAGGAGCAGTAAATGAAGTATTATCTGAAAATAAATAACACGGAGTTTTCGAACTGCTCCGCCCTTGAGGTGACCTGCGAAAGCAGAAGTGAAAGCGTCAAAACTACGCTGTCGGGAAAATACCTTATCGACCGTATCGGCAGTACGAAGCTGAACGTGTCCGCCAAAGTAAATATGCTGTCGGAGAGCGAGATGAACGTTCTCCGCTCGGCGTATCAGAATATAAAGGCGAACGTTACGTTTTATTACGGTGCAGAGCTTGTGACAAAATCAATGCGTATCAATCCGTTTGACGAGCCTTCACCCTTGCCGTATTATAACAACAGAGCAAACGGCTATGTATACGGCTCGGTCGAACTGGAACTGGAGGAAATGTAATGCGTAACTTATCGACAGCATATAAAACATCTGCGAGCGGCGACACAAGAAATTACACAATAAACTTGCACGTTTGGAAAAAGACAGTTGACGATAACGGCAATGTGTCTTTCCCTGCGGATACAGAAGCGGTCTATACTTCGAGTGACAGCTTGATTTCGATGTCAATCGTTGACGGTCAGACATCGGGCAATTCGTTTCAGCTCGGTCAGACTTTTTGCCCGATAATATCTTTCACGACCGTGCCGAATCTGAACATCAAGACAGGCGATAAGGTACAAGTCGAGTTAGTCTTTACATCGACTGCAAGAGCCATACTTGCGACAGGGTACGTTGATGAGTACAGTTATGACAGTATCGATTATGCGGTATCGTATACGGCATATGGCAAAATGTTACAGCTTGATAAAGACTACAATTCTGCGTTGACATATCCTGCGACATTTTCTGCTGTGGTCAACGAAATCTGTTCGCAGAATGGCTTGACCTTTGACACGTTTACTTGGAAATGCAATGCAAAGCTTAAAGCGAAGCCTATTTTCGGCAACCTTGACAATGGCGACCCTGCATACGCTTCCGCTCGTGAGATGCTCGGAATAATCGCAGGTGTGAACGGCTGTAATGTAGTTATCGGGGCAGACGAAAAGGTAAAATTTGTCCCGTACACAGACACAAAAACAGGCATAACGTATGAGGACGCATTTTCCCGTCAAGTCAATAACGAGAAATACATTATCAAGAAAGCAGTGCTTAACGACGGCGGTCAGACGACTGGCGATGAAGCAGGATATGTTGAACTATACTTTCCGCTCGAAACGGTCGAAGGGAAGGCGAGTTGCCTTGAAAAGCTTAACAGCGTTATAACTGGTCTATCTGTTATGGGTATGACGGTGCAAACGCAGGGAAAAGGATATTACGAAATCGGGGATATGTTGTCTTACACCGATTTTGACGGCGAAAAATATACGATTGGCGTGATGGGCATAAAGTACGACTTTAGCGGTGGGTATTTTACCGAAACGCTTTACTCCCTCGCTCCGTCCGAGATGGAAGAACAGCATAAAGGAAACGTAAGATATTCTTCGGCGAGTACAACGTTGAAGAATCCTGTTGTTATTTCCGAAAATACAAGCTCGTATCTCGGTTATCAGTATCACACGATAGGTTATCGCAAGGGCGATAAAATAACGTATGGCTTAGATGGAGGAAATCCCGATATTATCGTGCAAGGGTACAAAGCCGCATATAACCCTGGCGGAATAGGCGCACTGTGCGGCAATTTTAACGTTGTTAACAGCATTTATGGTGCGCACACAACTTACGCCACTGCGGTCACAAAACTTGACTTTTACTTGGAGATAACACGAGTTATCCAGTATACAGAATACACAGACTATTGGATAAATCTAATATCTGAGTACACGACAAAAGACAACAAAACAACAAAGAAAATTGAATCGAGTGTAAAAGCAAGACACGGCAATTTTTCGCCAGCGTTACTATGGGAAAATATTTATCCTCCGTCTACCGCTTATCCTAACGGCTATGCAGTGATATTGTATGGAATAAATTATCACAATACCTTGTCTGCTAATCCAGAAGTATACATATTTAGATCGGCAAATAGAGCGGGGGTTTCATTCTCGTCAATCGCAGAATACAACGCCGCTGTACAGCTTTCGGGCGAACCGCTGACGATGTACGACATAACGCAAGACGTTATGAAGATAGGCGAGGCTGACGAGCCTACAGACCTACCGACTATAGGTGATGTCGATACACTTTATATCACCTATCAGCCCCCTGCGTGTTGGAAGTATAGCACAATAACGAACAAGTATTACTGTGTCGGCAGAAACTACCGTGAGTTACAGCGTATCAAGTCGAGTACCGAAGCAAGCAACGCTCTTGAAGTGTTTAACGTCCCTGTGATTTTTGATTGCCGTTCCAAAACCGAGTGGGAATTGGAAGCAAACACAGTCTACCCGAAAGGCTTTATGATTTTTGAGCAGGAAGCAGACACAAGGGAAGTGACAAAGCTAAAAATTGCCAACGGCATTGACAAACTGAGCGTTTTGAAGTATACTAATGTTACGGAAAGCGAATTGCCAACAAAAACCAGTCAGTTGGAAAATGACAGCGGTTTTTTGACGGAAGAAACAGACCCGACAGTGCCCGCATGGGCTAAAGCCGAGAATAAACCTGCGTATACGGCAAGCGAGGTCGGGCTTGGCAACGTGGACAACACCGCAGACATAGACAAGCCTGTATCGACAGCGACACAGGCGGCACTTGATAGCAAGGATTACCTCAAAGCTGCAGAAATAACTGGGCAGACTATTGATTTAAACGATATTATGCTGAACACGGCATCAGATAAGGGCAAGAGTCAGCGGTATTTCTGCGCATCGGCATCCGCACAGAATATATCAAACCGCCCCGTGTCTGCAAACGAGCCTTTTGAGCTTACTGTTGACAATATTCGCTATGTAAATGCCGACGCATTTAACAGCGTCCAGAGATATACGTCCGTTATCAGAAAGCGGTCATACACGCGTTGGTGTAACGACAATGTATGGCAAGCGTGGATGTGCGACACGGATATAATTATATATGGTACTGTAACGTCGGAGTTGCCTAAAAGTTTTGACTATGCCACATATGGCGAAGGTTATAATCAGGTAGAGGTTGAGCCATACTATGATAATAACACAAGCCCTGTCAGAAACCGTATTGTTTTGACGTTGACAAGTGCCACGTCCTACGACAGAGATGTGCTGACGGTCGGCGATTCTGTCGAGCATCTGAAAATCGAGAACGGCACCGTTACGATGTCATTGACAGGAACAAAAACCCTGTCATTTATGATAAAATACACTAACAAGAGAGCGTAGGTGATGAAAATGCAGATATTTCCGGACGGAACGTTTGTCCTCGGTGGTATCGAGACTGAGGATGCAGTAATGGAGGGCGCAAGAATTATCCCGGATGACAGCGAGGAAGCGCTCGCAATACTCGCAAAGCAGGGAAAAGAAGAAATCGGCACAACCGCCGAGGAAGAGAGCGCAGATGGAGAGTAACATAATCGTTGCGGGCATTTCGCTGATAGGAACGCTTGTAGGCTCTGCGAGCGGTGTTCTTGTCAGCGGGAAACTTACAAATTTTAGGATAAAACAATTGGAAGAAAAAGTCGCCCGACATAACAATTTTGCCGAGCGGCTACCAGTCGTTGAAGAGCATATTAAAGGTATGGATAAAAGAATTTCGGAGCTTGAAAGTGAGGTGAAAAAGCGTGAAGATTGACTGGAAGAGAAAGCTGACATCAAGAAAGCTGTGGCTTGCGATTGCGGGATTTGTGACTGGTCTTATAGTTGCTTTCGGCGGTAGCGAGAACACGGCGAACACGGTCAGCGGATGTATTATGTCGGGTGCGGCGGTAATTGCCTATACGATAGGTGAAGGACTTGCAGACAGCTCAAACGGTAGCAAAGGGGGAAAAGAAGAATGACAGGCAGAATGAATTTTAAACGCCACGTTCTCGAAACGAACGCCGAATACTGCACGGCTGACTACGGCACTCGTCAGCCCGATTACCCGTCACATCACGGAATGGACTTCGTGAACGATTTAGGCGGCGTATGTCATGCAGTAGCGGTAGCAGACGGCGAAGTTGTTTATGTGCAGAACGGCATTGAGGGCTTTGACAGCGTGACTTACACGGCAGGAAACTATGTCAAGATACTGCACGAAAACGGTACGATTACTCGTTATCTGCACTTAAGAAACGGCTCTATCTGCGTTAGGATAGGCGATAAAGTCAAGGCAGGTGACAAGCTCGGTGTTGAGGGTAACACGGGATACTCTTACGGAACACATCTGCATTTTGACGTGCAGGTCGGAAACGATTATGTTGACCCTCTGTCGTATCTGACAGGCGAGAAGGACTTCGGCAATGAAAAGCCCTCCGACCAGTCGGAAATCAAAATCGGTGACAGGGTGAGGATGAAGCCGGGTGCAACGTTCTCGGACGGGACGAAGCCGTTTGACTACGTTTACGAACAGATTTTCGAAGTATATAACACATCCCGTAATGGTAAAGAAGCCCTGATAGGCTTATCAGGCGATTATACGGGTTGGGTATACCTTGCAGACCTCGAAAAAGTGTCAAGTACCGCCACGCAGAAGAAAAGCATCAAGGTAGGCGACACGGTAAAAGTCAAGTCAGGAGCAAAAACGTATAACGGCGGCTCTTTAGCGGTATTTGTCTACACGCAGAAGTATAAGGTTATGGAGCTAAAGGGCGACAGAGCGGTTATCGGTCAGCACGGACAGGTAACAGCGGCGGTTAATAAAGCTGACCTTACGGCTGTGTGATGTGCGTATTTAACGCAGAAAGGCTCAAAATGGACGATAAGACGCAGATACCTTATATAGTGTATGAAGCTGAAATGACACGCTCAGAGCGCAATTTTAAGCGTTTATGGGTGGTTGTGATTATTCTTATATCGTTACTGGTTACAACCAATTTATGTTGGTTAGCGTATGAAAGTCAGTTTGAAACGGTCGAGCAGACAACAGAGATAAGCGCAGAGCAAGACGGTAGCGGTGTAAATATAGTCGGCGCATGAGATGTTGATTATGGCACAGAAAGTTAGCATCAAGAGAACCGTAAAAACACGAGTGCGCAAAGCAAGCCCGTCCGCTCAGTATAAGAAATGCCCACGATGCAACGGACTTGGGAAAATCAAAAAGGGGTAGCCGATGAAAGCAGAAGATTTCGGCAAGAGCCGTTCCGAGTGGGAAAACCTGATTGACGAGTGGGTATTTTCTGAGCGTGACAGGCGTATTTTGAAGCTCCGCTTGCTTGACGGTCTGACTTATGAGCGGCTTGCAGAAGCGGTTGATATGTCGGTAAGGCAAGTCAAAACTATCGTGTACCGTTGCGAAAAATTGCTGATAAAGCATATATGAATAAAAGGCAGGGCTTAGGCTCTGCTTTTCATTTTGCAAAAAAAAAAAAATTAAAAATGTGAAAAAAGTGTTAAAAAAGTATTGACAAATGAGCAATAATGTGTTATAATCTATTATAGAAACAAGAGATAAGGAAACAAACACAGGAGGAAAAACAAATGACAAAAGAACAGAAAATCAAGAGCATAGTTGAAGCGTATGCGGCAGTTTTCGAGGAAGAGATGAAGAAGGGAACAATGACGACTGAAAAGTATGTCGCATTTGTGACAGCAAAGGAAGCATCAATTTTAGCAGTTATCGAAGACAGCAACAAGTAAGAAAATCACAAAGACAGCCCTTCGGGGCAACGGAGAAAGGATAAGAAGTTTATGAAACAGTATTTAATCGCAACATCGTTTACGATGAACAATGTACCGCTTGAGTACGAATACACAGTTGAAAAGTGTGATATGAGGACTTGTCACAGCAAGAACCGTGAGAAGTATGTGTGGAGCGCAAGCCTTGAAAAGCTGTTTAAACTGGCTGATACACTTGATGCGAAAATCAAGATAGGCAGAAGCGGAGAAATCCGTCTGATAATGCTTAACGGTGCAATGGCAAGATTGTTCTTGAAGCACATAAGGGAAAACGGTTGGAAAGGAGTAGAACAAAATGAACGCTGAACAGGTACTGGAAGAAATTAAGGAACTCGTTTCTTCTTTTGAAGAAGAAAAAGAGAAAGCCGAGAGTGAAATTGAAAAGGTTAACGCACAAATCGCCGTTAGCAAAGGTCAGAAGCTAAACGACTTATACTGCACTTCATACTGGGTTACGAGCAGAAAAGCTACACTTGAAACAGTGGTTTTACTGCTGAAGTTAAAGCTAGACAGCCTGAAATAAAAAAAGCAAACACCGAGCGGAGCGGTTAATCTCCGCAGAAGGAGGAAAATATGATTATTAAAGCAGGAACAAAATTAACGGTAAAGCACAGCAGAAAGGGAACATTTGAGGGCATAGCGGAAAAAGACTTTGACACGGAAACGACAGAGTTTTATCCGATTATTACGCTCGAATATGTTTGCGGAATGGTTAATAAATGGTTTGAAGGCGAACGTATTTCTTGCAGAAAAAGCTTGTGCGCAATAGTGCCGCATGAGTAAAGAAAAGTACAAATACGAGGTATAATCCCTACAGAAAGAGAGGTTGTAGAAATGTGGAAAATACACGTTGAGATTGTCAAAGCAGGCACAGGAACAAACGCAGAAAAGGTGTTTGAGGAACTGCGTAAAAGCGGTCTGAGAAAAGGAAGATACGGTGTGCTTGCAGTTTGCGAAACGGAAGAAGACGCGCAAGCACTGGTAAGGCTTAATCCTTCGTTTTTGAATCCCTCACTTTTGAGTGGTGAAAAGAGCTTTATCGTGTATGCGCAAAAGTATGAAGGCACATCTCCGATGGACGAGTTTATCGTTTCGCAAGCGTTTGAGAAAGAGAGGTCGTAACGATGAAAGCGAGAACGGTTATTCTTTTCGTGATAGCGAAGGTGATGGCTTTTGCGATTACAGCAAGTGCGGCGGTGATGTCATATCTGCCGTTAGCATACTTAGCGTATGAACAACGAGGATACTTTGCAATAGGCGGGGAAATTCTCGGGGCGTTGATTATCACCGCAGTTGTCGGTTGGGCAGCTAATGTCGTGATGAAAGACTGGTTTAGGGGTATGCTGAAACTGGTCGGAGAAGAGAAGAAAATATGAGAGAGATTTTGTTCAGAGCAAAATTAATGTTTAACAGAGGAATCTGGGTATACGGCGATTTTACTACAGTGGTTGGCTATTTTCCAAAAATTATATCCCATGACAATGGCGAGATGTGCGAGGTTATTCTTGAAACTGTAGGTCAGTACATAGGACTTCTTGACAAGAACGGTACGAAGATTTTCGAAGGGGATATTGTTCGTGATGCCGAAACGTCAGATGTCGGGAAAATTTTTTTTGATAAATATGCGGCAATGTTTGTCATAGGCTTTGAAAATACGATAGCTGATTTTAATGCCAGCTATAGCTTTGAAGTTATCGGCAACATTTACGATAATCCAGAGCTGATAGGAGGTGAAGTAAATGGCTGAGTATATTAAGCGCAAAGATTTGTTGGAAATAATTGACGATATAGCAAAAGATGAAACTTGTCCTACGAATATCGCAGAAGATATTTATTATGCTGTAGACAGCACACCTGCGGCAGATGTCGAGCCTGTAAAGCACGGACACTGGACGGAAACAGTCATTCCCGGGGAAGTTCCTGATTATGACTGCGTGTGTAGTTTATGTGGGAAAAGCGGATTGCCGATATATAATTTTTGCCCTAATTGCGGAGCAAAGATGGAAGAGGAGAACGGAGAATGAAAACTATAACAATTGTTTTACAAAGCGGCTTTGATGAAGCTGTTATTATCACAGCGATGGGCAGTGCGCCTAATGGCATAAATGCTACGACAAAATGTTTCAAAGCCGAAAACGGTCTTATCGTTGATTTTGAAAAATCCAAGATAGATAAAAACGGCAAGGTCATAGGAAACGAGGTGTAAAAAATGGATTTATTTCTCAAAATCGTGTACAGTCTGATTATGAACTTTATCTGCTTTTTTGCGGGCTATCTTGCTTGTCGGCAGGAAGAACAGCGTAAGCGTAGCGAAGCAAGTCGCAAGCTGATATTGCAGATAGCGGACGAACTGAAAAAACTTGAAAAGGAGAAGATGGACGATGAATGCAAGGGATAAGCTGTTACCGTGTACTTGTGGTGGAAATGGCATCACGGTTGACGCAGAACCGCCCAAGGAAGAACTGGAAAAGTACGAACGCTGGGGTTGCGGTCTGATAAGGCATTACGCCGTCCGCTGTGATAAGTGCGGAAAACAGACAAATCCGTACACACTAAAGACACCCGCATATAAAGAGTGGAACAGATTTAACCGTGAGAAGTCCAAGTACAAGCTGTTTAACAGCAAGCAGAAAGCTATGGTAATGCGGCGCATAACGGCGATGTTAAAGGACGCAAGGGACGAATGTCCGAACGATGAAACTATTAAGGGGTATGCGGAGGACTTATACAACGACATCCTTGTATCCGCTGAGAAAGGAGCAAGCGATGCCCGAAAAGCTGATAAAAAGTAAGCAACGTGTAAAAGACTTTGCGGAAGTGTTTACACCTAAGCACATCGTCAAGGATATGTGCGACCTCGTCCCCGAAGAGATGTGGACGAACATTGAAACGACGTTTTTAGAGCCTGCTTGCGGCACAGGAAACTTTCTCGCCGAAATCCTTGAGCGGAAGTTTAAACTGTGCGAAGACTGGGAAGATGGTCTACGGGCTTTGAAAAGCGTTTACGGTATGGATATACAACAAGACAATTGCGAGGAAACAAAGCAGAGGTTGTTCGATATGTATATAGCAAAGTTTCCGAAATCGCCTGCTGTATCGGGATTGATAGCAGCGCAGATACTTGAAAACAACATCGTGTGCGGTGATTTTATCAAGGATTGGATGGACGAGATAGAAAAGAAAAAAGCAAAGAAAGAAGCGGCAAAAAGGAGTAAAAAATGAAAGCACGGATAGCAAGGAGCAACGTGCAGAGCGTGCAGAAAGAAATGGAAAAGGTTGCCATGCAAGAAGTGCTTGCGATTTATCGTATGTGCATTGCGATAGCGTTAAACAAAAAATACCATTTTGGCAACGGCAGACTGAAAGAAGTGTTTGACGAAACTGACGATGTGCTAAAAAGATTTGACGGTTACGCAGGCGACATCAGCAAAGCAAAAGGATATAGCGACTTAGACACAGGGCGAGAAATGCTCGTCCAAGCGTTAGAAAGTCGTGGCATCGACATTGAACACGTTGCAGGGATAAAAATTGTTAAATTATGAAATCAAAAATTAAGGGCTGAAAAAATCAGCCCTGTTTTTTTATTCGATTTCGTCAATCTTCCGCATCACCGAGTTGTAAAGCCGTTCGTTTGTCACCTTGATTACGTCCATCAGTTCGTCAATAACATCAAAGACCTTTACGCTGTTTTTATCCTCGACAGCCTTTAAAAAATCGGTTGTTCCCGATACTTCAAGCGGTGTTGCCTGCACGGAAGGAGCGTTACCGTTGAGATTTGCTCGGACGATATAAAGCCAAGCAAGACGCTCAACAGTTGCCCAAGTGGTATCGTGATTTGTTTCAAGGTCTAAAATGTCCTTGTCGATAATATCAAGCGAAAGCATTTCATCAACCCCGTTTCATTTTGCTTTTGTACTTATCGTGAATTTCCTGCTGTTCGCAGTAGATAGTCGGCATATCGTAGTCAATGTTTGCAAGAGCAATGGCTTTTCGCTGTGCGGCTTTCAATTCGTGGTCTACGTCCTTGACAAGCTTTTTGATTTCGCAAGCTGTAGCGATTTCTCCGATTTCGTAAAGATTGCAAACCGCTTCCTCGTAAAGTTTCTTCGTTTCCTTTTCCCAGTCAACCCATTTTGAGAAACCGTCACGGACTGCCCTTTTCTTTGTTCCTGCGTCAACTTCTTGCCTGGTGTAGTTGTACCAGTTTTCGGGAATTGCTTTCGGATTTGCCGCCTTTTCCGCAAGCGGTAAGCGGTTGTGGTGATTGAGATAGTAACTCATCACTTTTCTGCGTGTCTTAAACTCGCAAAGAGCGTGGTATTCGTGGCAGCGCTTGTAACCGTGCAAGTTTAAAAAGCCATAGTATTCGGCTAACTGGTCGTGGAACATTACGCCTTCAACCAAATGCGAATTTAGCTTTTCAAAAATTTCTGATACCGTCATTTTTGCCCTCCAACAACTGTAATATTTTTGTTATCTTCTCGTCCTGCTCTGATAGGTGTCCGTGAATATCTTGAACCGCCGATTGTACAGTGTCATTTATTGTTGTTTGGTCTACGTTTTCGCCGTAGTTTAACAGCCCGACAATGAATGACACCATAGTGATAGCGTCAAGTAAATCGTATTGCTTTCCGTTCATTACAGTTTTACGACCGTCACGGCAAGGTTATTGACAACAGAAGCTGTGCCGCCGAGGACGAAAGACAGTATAGAACTATCACAGCCGCAAGTATTGCGTACTACGGCAGTAATGCCGATGTTAGCTGTGCCGTTTAAAGCTACCGTCTGTGAGCCTGTCGCACCGATGATTGCAACACCGTCTTTCTGAGCGGTCACAGAAACTGTTCCTGCCGCAGTGGGAGAAACGGTCGCAGAAACGTTGATTAAGTAGTAGCCCTGTCCGTTAAGCGTGATTGCGTTACCGTCCTGCTTGATGTTGGGTCCGTATCTGCGAGAAGTAACCCCGACAGGGATAATGTCGCCGACTGCAACGGTCGGAGATGAAGTATTCGTTGTGTAGATTGTGCATTTACTCATTTTACATTTTTCCTTTCAAAAACCAAAAAATTAAGGGGCGACTTTTGCCGCCCCGTTGTAAGCCTCGCCAAGTAGGGCGTTACCATTTTCGCGACCTCACGAAAATGGTCAGATGTTGTTGCAACCGCAAGAGTTACAACCGCAGAAAGGAAAAGCTCCTGCGCTGTAAGTGTAACTCATAGGGTAACGGACAACGCCGCAGAAACG